CGAAAACAAGACAAGGCACATTACTAAATCATCATGATGACCTGCATCAGCTTCAAACGAATTGCGAACGGATACAAAGTTAATCAGTTCGTTTAGAATTTCATAATCTGGATTGATTAACTTGTCCATCTCTATAAAACTTTTTAATGTTGCACACCCAATCTTCTTTACCGGTTGTGTAGTTTTAATACCCGGTGTAACATTGGAACCGAACCCCTCACCAAGAACCTGACCAGCTCTACCTTTAACGGAAGTGGAAAGTAGGTTCTCATACTCAAGATCGTTCTTCATAATATCGGCAACCTGACCACCAATGTCATTCGTCTCTATCAGTACAAACGCTTCGTTATATTCATTTGCAACTTTGTATATCATATCTGGGTATAACATCGGAGGCATTTCGTTATTTCTGAACGTAGCTACAATATCGTATGGTGACTCTGTAGCATCTATTACCACGAATGCGTGATAATCTTCACCGACACCCCTAGCAACATCCACAGTTATAAAATAGACTCTATCTTTCTCGGGTCTTTTGTATATGTTTAAACCTTCAGGTAACTTACCTATCGGATTCTGAAAAGTCATAGTCTTTAATTTAGAAGCATTCACCAATGTGTTTACCGATCCAAGGAACTCACATTCAAACTCTGTTTGAAATTGTTCGAGAGATGAGTTGGCAATCTGTGTATTTTTACACTCTTCATCTCTACCCGGAACCTGAGACCAGTGTACTTCAACAGGCCAATAATCATTTTTACCTAACTCTCCAGTCTTCTTGTTCGCACCTACCCAGAATTTATGAAAGAGGTTCATACCATGGGGAGTCGATACGATTAGAATCTTGGTAGTCTTACCAGACGAAATTGTGGGATATACGGAACTGAAAAACTCATCCGCAACCTCATGGGGAACGTATGCAAATTCGTCTAAGAAAATAAGGTTAAACGAACCACCACGAACCGCAGATGATGAAGTTGCAGAAGCCAGAATTTTCGAACCGTTTTCTAGTTCTATGGATCCTTTGTTCCATGCAATCACACCTTGTTGTAACCATTTGGGTAGGTGTTCATATGCCAATTGAAGTCGAGAGAGTAGTTCTCGAGCAGTTGCCAGTTTATTAGCAAGGATAGCAACATTCATACTATCGTTGAATAACACATAGTGTAGAATGTAAGATATCATAATGGTAGACTTACCAGTCTGCCGAGGAAATTTGCAAATTACAAATCGATTGTTGTGAATCGCTTCTACAGTTTCCTCTTGGAAGTCCCACATAGTAAATGGAATCAAACCCTCGTCCAGTGATACAATTTTTATGTAATTTTTAATGAAGTAGATTGGGTCTTTGCTACACTTAATGTATTCTGCAATTTGTTCTTTTGTATACTCTACTTCAACACCGGCCGACTTTAGGTTTGGATTTCCTAAGTATTGTTCGGGTGAATCACTCTTCGGCATCTTTCATATCATCCTGTTCTAATAGTTTATGTTGCTCTTTCATCATCATCTGTAGTTCTTTTGTTGAACCTACGAAAAGAGCATTGTTAGTCACGTTCTTCACGTTGTTTGTTTCTTTGTTGATATCTTTCAATTTCTTATGTAAATCAACCAAGTCTTTGTTTGCATCGGCCACAGTCTTGATCATTTGTGCTGCAACTTCATATGCTCTTGGAGATTCGGTTTCAGTTGCAACCTGAAGAATATTCTCGATAGCATCGGATCCCGTACTTATGATATTTTTAAGATTAGAACGAACGGTCTTGTAGTCTTGATCGAGATCTCGTTTTTCGTTGACCGGATTCTCTATTCTTTTCGGTTCGATTACTTTTGATTCAATTACTTCTGCTTCTATATCAAAAATATCATCTAAATTCTTCTCAACTTTATCACGCATTATGATGTAACTCCAGTAGTATCAATACTATTTGTTTCACTCCACAGGACATACTTATCCACGTTGAAGTCGTAATTCGAAATGTCCGCAGTTGGACCAGAAGGTCCGACTATGATTCTGGAAACAGCGCCAGTAAGTCCCGTCAGATCCCCGGACGGACCCGTGGCGGAACGTTGTTCGTCTGTTCCTGTCGAACCCGATATCTGTCCCGATGTAAAACCATCTATGTTGAAAAGAGTCACATCCGAACTTGTAATGGTCTTTTCTCTCTTGGTTGGACCGTGTAAATAATACTTAGCAGTAAAGTTCATGGTCCAGATTAGAAGTCTTCTAGTTTCCATATCACCTAGAGCATCATATTCTAGGTTTACACTATCCAGAACAATTGGTACGTCCATTTTTGTGTATATATCACTAGTTCCACCAGATTGTTGAAATGTTAAATTGAACTCTGGTGTGAAGTAAGGTAAGACTTGTTCTACAATCTGTAATCCATCATTAAAGCTACCAGCATAAACACCCAATTCAAATCCAAAGTTATAAGGAACTTCTGCATATTGGTATGATAGAAAATTTTGAGTGTTCTGTGTGTCTTTGATTCGTCTTCTGTGTGTTGTGTTTCTTTTTCGTGACGGATCGTAGTTCATACTGCCCATAGAGAAAGCCATTCTAGGTAGTGTCATTTGGACATGTGCATTTGGATACTCATCATCATCCAACCTATCGTCTTCTCTTAACCTAGCAATAAATTTTTCTTTGGTTGCATATGCAAGTGGAACTCTAATCTTAGAAACCTCTGTACCGTCCCCATCCAATTTTTGTATATTGATATTATTGAACAGAGTACCGAATGCGGTTACTACGTTTCTTATGGTCCCGTTGTAGAAATGTGATTCAAACATAGTTTACTTCTTTCATGAAGAGTAATTCTTATAATTACCTTCCGAGAACGGATCAACCTCGGAGAAGTCCAGAATCGACTCTGCGTCTGTTCCAATTTCTGTATTTGTTCCGTACCCATCCTGTGGTAAAATACTGACGTTTCCATCTTGATCGGCTCCGGTGGTCCCATCGATCGTGTCCTGTAAACCATCTACATCTGAGAAACCAGTATTCAGAGTTTCATGTGAGTAACGGAATAGTTCACATGAAAGTCTATATGTGTATAGTTTACCCAACTGATAGAATGGATTTTCGTGCTCTACAAATTTAATCTCTAGGATATAGTTCGTCATTGGGAAGAAGACTAGATCTCCCTCCTTTGGATGTTTGATCGTATCCGTAGCAATTAATTGATTAAATTTTTTCTTCGACACTACAAGATCAGCCGTATCTTGAATTTCAAATCCAAAGTTTGTTATTTGATCTCCACCACCGAATCCATCTACCGAATCAACATACATATCAATTTGGTAACCATCATTGAACGCTGATGATGGGTCTTCACCAAACAACTTATCCTCTCGAACAAGAGTTCTAGGAATGTATACCATACTCTTTCCATAGATCGAGATAGCTTCTGACGTAAGATCTTCCAGCAGTTTATTCGAAGTTGGTTTTTGTGAAAAGTATGGATTTGTCATTTGTTTATCCTACACAGAAGTCAGGTGGTAGTTCGTACTTGAGTTGAATTTCTTCTTCGACCTTATCGATCTCTTGTTGTGCTTCTGAAGCTATTTCTCTTCCGTTGAACTGGACACCACCTGGCAATTGAAGTCCTTCAAACTTGGAAAGGTTAGTACCCCATTGATACTTAATCTTTGCAGTAGCATATCTTTTGAGAACGTGATCTTTATAAAACTCTTTATATGTTTCTGGGTCCACTGCAACGTAAGCTTCAAACATCAAATATTGACCAACATCAATTTCTTCTTCCCAATTCATGTCGAGGTAGAGCCGATTAGTAACTCTGTTGAACCTTACATGTTTTTCTGGAGTTAGAATGTCTTCCAACATGGCAAGATGCCTTTTGGTGAGGTCATAATTCATAATACTTACAGGATTTCTTAATCCATAAAAATCATTAAGTGCAATCTGATACTTCACACTAAATAGATTTCCGCTATTATTTTGTCCTGCACCAAATTGAAAAGCACGAACAACACTTACAACTCTAGTATCTACCTGATCCATGTCAAGGTAACCATTGTCTATGTCTGTTTGCGTGACTTGATGTTTCAGGTATTGTGGTTCAACACCATCAAAGTGATACTCGGTTAGATACTGAATTGCATCATCGAGTCTGTCTTCTAGTTGTTCGTCGTCTACGTTTATCTCGACTACTGGATAACCTAGTCGTCTCAGACAGTATTGTTTGAGATCTTCTCTTGAGGAAACTATGGCCATGTTAATACCTCCATGCTGTATTTATAGTATGAAAGTGTTACCCACCAATTTTTACACCAAATGACGGAGGACCAGCTGCAACATCTCCGCATGAAATTGGATCTTTTACTCTATGTACAGGTCTTCCATTTACTTTAACAGTTTTTTGTGTCGTAACAGCTGTTCCGGGTGGGTGAAATTTATCTCCACAATTATGAGGACCGACATACGGATCTCCGTCTAGGACTGGAGCAATGCCGTTTATCAGAACACCCTGAGCGGTTGAAGTAGATATCACCGGAGTGAAACAGTGACCCGTGGACATTCTACCTTTTAACATTACATTAGAAGGTGGTACGGTCATTCTGGTCCTTCATATACTGGGAATGTTGTTCCTGAAGTACATCCATATTTACTTGTGTGCCAGATTAAGTGGTTGTACCCGGTGGATCCTCTATTCTCTCCAAACCACTTAACGTGATGATCTTCACCCGTATTGACATAGATGGAGATGGTTCTCGAAGCTGGTGATCCCGAGGTGAGTCCACCTTGACTGTTTTCAAAATTACCTGTTTCTGGTGTGGCCGCGGCGAGACCACCACCTTGACAACATCTTGCTACGGGTGGATCAACGGTATTATCAATAACGGCCGTGAACTGATCTACACTGGCGAAGGTCTGTCCAGCAGCATCGCAATCCTCACCAACTTTACAAGAATAACCAGATGTACTTCCGCAATTGGGCACAACTGTTCCCGGTGGGAAATCAGCATATGGGATGAACGCTCCTGGCCGGGCATCAGACTTAGCGTCTGAGTAATCTCCACCAGAACTTCTTCCGTCGAACTGGAAGTTAGCAAATGTGGTTCCGGGACAACACCATGTTGGACATTGAAGAGATCTTGAATCGGGTGTTCCTGATCCTAACTGTGTACCGAAGGTTTGACCGCCGGTGTCTCCAGAGACGCCGTTTTCAGTGTAGAGGTCTGTGATACCACCACCCCCGTTCACGACGCTGATTTGATGCCAGTCGAAACAATCGTAAAGACACGATGGTGGATCGACTTCTTTGACACCGGGTTCGAACGTAGTGAGTGTTTCCAGTGCGTTGGATGTTGATATGATGGAAAGAGCAATTCTAGGAGCACTTCCCTGAACGGAATTTTGTGATCTTATCGTTACTGATCCCTCTTCTGTAATTTCTCCGGCCGAAGAACTGACATCGTAACTATGAAGTCCAATATGTGGACCAAGAATGATACCACCAGAATTACTTGTACCAGAAGCTCCTGTTAAGAATCTACCATAATGAGTTGCACCGGAGAACCCATAATTATACCAAAGGTGTGGTGGTAGTCCCGTTGGGTGTTGCATGGACCTTATGTTGTCTGGTCTACTCTGAACAGCAGGAACGCCCATATAACAAGAGGGAACGAATGGTTCTGGTAGAACACCAGCCTTGACCGACTCTCCCTCAGGTGCAAGTTCAAAACCATTCAGACCAAATAATCCGATATCACCGTTATGTGTCGCTGCATTGGTGTGCGTTATAATAACACCATCCGAATTCAGACCGTTGTTAAATGGTCCTGCTCCGGTTCCTGCTGTGACATCGACAGATGTACCAACACTAAACCAAGCAGCTGGAATGAACTCTGAAACAATGAAATACCAACCGGGTTCTAGTGTAAACCCACCAGAAATACCATCATTACCAGCTTGGGAAGAATATAGACCAATTGGACCAGTACGTCCCGGTCTAACTTCTTTAACATAAGGTCCAGTGTATGCACCATCCGACACACCGGTAATATCAAAGTTGGCATCTGATTGTGCTACAGACATCACCGTACCCGCACCAGAAGCAGAGGATGGTCTGAAGTAATAGGCAGATGTTGAACCTTGTACAAATCCATTATAATCTTTATGTGAAGAATATGGTGTACCAGATGGGAACGAGTTTACGGGTGCAACTCCAAAGAACCCAAAGGTTCCTCTTCTCTTGTTTTTATTCGCAACTGTGTTGGCAGTTGCACCATCTCTATAACCAGCAATGTACATTACAAGTTGATCAACTACGGAGTAGTTAGAAATGTATATCGGAGTTAGTTTTGTAGTTGGGAAATATTTTTGACGGTTCCAGTAGAATCCGGGAGGACTGTCTAATTTCTGTCCAGCACACACGGTGGCTCCTGCCGTTGTTACTGCGGAGTCACCTGTAGTAGCATAGAAATATGTGTTACCCTCAAACCTAGTCGTGTTCTCAAAGAAGTTTAATATCTTATACCCAGCAGATACACCATCATCATATCCTGAACTATTTCCTAAGAATCCTGCCGACATGAAGAATCCAGTAGAACCGTCTAAACTTAGACCCGGGCCCTTATGAACTTCTGAAATGTATAGGTTAGGAGACCATCTTGGGAATCTATTTCTTCCGCTTGTTAATGGTCCTTCACCTACAATATTTTCAATCTTTTTGGTTTCCCAACCACCAATATTTCCGGGAGTGCCTTTAATTTGTAGACTGGTGTCTTTCCATTCTGTGGAAAAATCTGTATTATCTTTCTTAACGAGAGAGTAACCAATCAAACCACCTTCGGGTAGTCCTAGTCCTTGTGTACCTTGATTACCAACTGGACCCTGACTACCGAATGAACCTTGGAATCCTGTTGCTCCCTGTGGACCTTTTACATTACCAACATCAAAAGTTCTACCATTACTGAGGGTAATGATTAGATTATTACCAGATAATCCACCACTAGAAACTCCAATACCTTGTGGTCCAATTACAGCTCCAGCATCAAGAGTAGTTCCGTCAACAAGAGTGATGATTAAACTACCACCAGAAACACCCGCTCCAGAAACACCACTTCCTATTGTGTTGTTTAAGTTGTCGATTATTTCATTGGTTTTTGTAAACCAACCATAAAATGTTTGTGTTATGGGTAAATTTTCTAGGGTCACACCTGGCATATTAGTTTCCTCTGTTTATTAGAACTTTAAGCATTTGCTTAATTTCACTAACTTCATTTTCGATTGTGTTTGTTTTTTCTTCCAGTTTGTCGATCTTATTCTGTTCTTCTAATTTTTGTTTATACTCTGTTAGACTTTTTAAGTCAGTTGAAAGTATAGCACCAGAACTCGAATCTTTTACGATGTCTCTTCTTCCTTTTATATTTATTACACTTCTCATGCCAATGCTATTCCTCTTAAGTCTTTGACTACTGGATAAACTGTAGTGTTAAGTGGGGCTTGATCTGAGTAGAGACATATCTTAATGGTAAATTTACCCATAGGTTCGGTAAGATCTTCTGGTAGAGTATATTCGACCTCTTGGAACTGTTGTGAATTTTCAGTTGTGTTTGATGTCAACTGAATATATGGTTGATTCTCGAACGGAGCATCTTCACCAGCTGGTTGTTGTTTCATAAACACTTGAATTTCAGTGTTATCTGGTTTCTGTTGTGTAAGAAGAACTTTAATGTTTCTTGATTCGAACCCAGAGGCTAGGTTAACCTGTCTCGTGATGTACCGAGCTCTTCTCGTTTCACCTTGAACTAACGGTTTAGCAATTGGATCTAATTCTCCGTTGTAAGATTCTCCGGCTGGATCTAGATTTTTATTACCTTCGATTTTATTCTCAATTGCAATTAACGCCAATCTACTTGTGTCTATGACCGGTGATACATCCGGATCCAACCCATCCACTGTAGCGTTAAGTATGAATGTGTTTTCGGTTCCATCCAAATCAATCTTTCTACTGCGGTCTAGTTCGAAGTTTTCATTGGAAACAATGGCAAACTGTTCGTCGGTTGCTTTGACACTAGATCCGTCGTTAGGAGTCAATCTAACGGCAAGATTGAACTTGCTTGTGGGCCAGTTGATGTTGGAAGCGTTTAGTTGGAATAAGTCGATCTTGGTGTCTTCAGATGAACCTGTTTTTCTTTCCTTGAACGTC